GATGACATGGATTCTAATACTTCGAGTTCAGCTTCAAACTTATCAAGGTGATCGAATGCTTGTAACTTTTCCTTTTCTGATTTAATATCTGCTTCAGTGTGTTCAATATCGCTTTTCAGACCCCTGATCCATCCATTGATCTTACTTGTAGCAATATCAATTTTATCAAGGTGCGCAACCTTATTAAAATGTGCTGCTACTGCTCCGGGAGTGTCACTGATGAGGAATGGCGCATCATGTTGAGATTGAAGGTTGATTTCGTCGAGATTGAGAAGTGCAACAATTTCTTCCGGTACATTAGTACCAAAAGCTTTGAATTCCATTTCATTTTGCCCTTTTGGGAAGAGCAGAAATTTATCCGACTTATCTTTAATCCGAGAAACTTCCGCTTCTTCACATTCCACGAGCACGCTGGTCCCTCCTCCCCATTTGGATCGAAAGGCATCACCAGAAGGTCTGTTCCACCGCACCCAACGCAAAGCACGGATGATTGCCGTCTTACCTGAATCGGATGTTCCCACAATGACATTGACTCCAGGAGAGAACTCAAGTTCTGTGTTTGCATGACTTTGAAAGTTTTGTATGTGAATTGATTTAATCATATAATACCGCTTTATACATTATATAATCTCCAGAATTAGATAATACCTTTGCATTTAATTCGTCTGTAAAAACTATTATAATGGACGTCATTATTTTATGAGCACATATCCAACAAGGTTTTCCTTTTTCTGTTGACTCTTGTTCAATATATTTTTTAACCCTATCTACGGCTTCTGCGTATTCCTCTCTTGTAATTTTCTTTTCTGCCATTTTATTTAGTACTTTTGTAAATCGTTTTTAGCAAGTTCCAATAACCACAAAGCATCCGCTTCATTATCATTCGTCCCCATGTAACCAAGTTTTAGCATGGCAGCAGTGATCATTGCTTGTTTATTTGCATTACCTTTCCCGGTAGCGAACTTCTTGATTTCCTGTGAAGAGTACCCACGATATTCAATTTGATGATCTTCACAAACGACTTTTACCTGACCTTGTAATTCAGAGTGGACTATTACCGCTCCAACATGTCGTCCTCCGGGCCTTTCAAAGACTACTAAATTAATACCTTCCTTGGCAATAATCTCGTTAAGTTTATACCGGAAACGAATAAGTCGCATTCCAATGCTTTCATCACGTTTAGGCGTTAAATCCCACACGCCGTATATAGACCTGTCTACGGCCCATCCGCAGTGCGTAGCGACATCAAGGGCCAGGATTTTGGCATTTATTACTGGCTTTACAGAACTGACTCGTTTCATGATCTTTTAGGTTTACGATCACTTTTGAATTTTCTCTCAATATTTTCCCACAGATGGATCACTTCTTCCTTTAATTGTTCTTCCAATGCATTATCTTCCACATACTTGATAGCCTCTTCAATACTTCTTCCGATATTCTCCCCACCTAGCTTGTAAGTAGTTGATTTGGTATAGGTCTTGATATACCGAAGATTTTGCCGGATATCATCAATTCCATAATCAAATATGATAGTTACCGGAGCGGTGCGATAGGGCTTGCTAATGGAACTTTTCGATATTTCAATCTGAACGTTTACGCCTATCACTCGCTTGACTTCCTTATCCGCCACTTTCCGTATTTCGTAAATCTTTTCAGGATTGAAGGTTCTGAGTCTCAAGCTAGAATAGAATTCCATGGCCATCCCTCCGGGAGCTTTGTACTTTTGCCCATATGCCCCGGCATCCAAGTTCTCTCTTACCTGATTACTGCAAACCATCAGATAGCCTTTCTGCTTAAGAATACGGCAGGTCTTACGGAGTTCCTCACTGAACTCTTTTGCCCTTCGCATCCCCATCTTATCCCCTTCTTTCGCCTCCATTTCCATATCAGTAGAAAGTGCAGCGAGGGAATCCGCAAATACTCCATGCACATCCCCTTTATTACTAGGCTTCCATTCCCGTACTGCTTTGAAAACTTCCGTTACAGTATCCGGTTGAGAATAACTACCTTCCTGTAACTCCAACCCGAATAACTTTGCAAATTGAGGATTGAGTCGGGCTTCAGGATCACTGAATTTAATATCCCCTCCCAAACGTTGGATGGCCCCGGCTATTTCAGAAAGCAGGACAGTCTTACCACTTCCACTTGGACCAAATATCTCTACCAAAATACCACTGGGTATTCCCCCTCCGTGGATTCTATCCCCTGATATATTCAAATCAAGTAGGGTACTTCCCGTATGAATTATATGATCAAAATCTCCATCATATTCTTCCACAGGAGATGCTTTAGCAGACACCCTTTTCTTCATCTGACTACTCAGCGACTTCTCTACTTTCTTTATCCTTTGCATAACATTGATTTACTCCGGTTTTAATCTTTTCGATATAGGTTTCAGGAAGGCCACTGCGTTTAAGTTCATGAGATAATAGTTCAACGAATTTGATAAAGGTCATTCTTCTCCTACCTGAAACCCGTTGAATTATCCATCTCTGCCAAATTCTTTGCGTTATCTCCTGAACTAGAACTTTTTCGGTTTCCCCATGATTTTTAAGTCGGTCTGCAATCCAAGTGTTAATCAGCTCTTTTAGAACATTCGTCCTACTGGTTCCTTTTGCTAGGGTGTACAAAGTTACATAATTATAAACCTGTAGGGGGAAAAGTGCCCCTACAAGTTTACTTTCTGGATGTTTACCCTCTCGAAGGATACTGATTACCTTCTTTCCTTTTCGTCCAAGCAGTCGCTCCATATCCCGCAGGTTTCACATTCCTTAAAATCTTCGGCATCTATACCAAAGCGATGTCCGTGAGGACATTTGTTTTTACCCCCTGTAGGTTTCTTTGAGGTATCTTTGCCAGGAGCAGGTTTAGAACTTCTGGACATTCTCGATCTTGGAGCCTCTTCCTCTTCTTCCTCTTCATCATCATCAGGCTCTTCTTCATCCTCTTCCTCTTCCTTTTTTGAGGGACGGGGTTTTGTTCTTGAAGATGTTTTTCTAGCAGAAGGTCTGGTATCTTCTTCCTCTTCATCATCGTCATCATCAGTTTCCTCTTCCTCTTCCTCTTCCTCTTCTTCCTCAATCTTACGCCTCCGTGGAGTACTGGAACGTGTTTCAGTATGACGTTTTTCTCTCTTCGACCTTGGGGTTTCCTCTTCCTCTTCTTCAATATCTTCCCCAACCTCTTCTGTATCTACCTCAAAGAACTTCGCCTGAAGCTCATCATAGGGGAGAATATTTATAACGTCATCGAGTTTTGGGACTTCTTCCAGAATGGACTCATCATACGCTTCTTCCCTCTCTTCAAAGTCTATACGACTTGCTTCTGCGTAAGGCTTACCACCCCCAACAGTTGAAGAATCAAAGCGAACTTTGAGGGTCAAACCTTCTTCAAGGTCCGGGAATATCTGAACGCTATCATCTGTCTGAATCTCTTCATTGAGGAGTTTCTGGAAGTTATAATCTGCAATATCGAAGATATGTGGAACGGCTTCCTCTTCCCTGTCATTGAGTGGAACTACTACATACAGATTCCTCTTGGAAGGACGGAGAGCTTTGATATCTTCCTTGTCAGCTCCCTGTTTCTGAAGCTTGACCCGGTATTCACATATTGGACAGGGTTTCTTGGCTGTCATAAGAGGGCATATAACAGTATCATTCCCAGCTCCAACTTTACGGTGAGTCCATATTGGAGATTTGTACCACAGAGAACCTTCAACAGCTATTTCTTCCTCTTCATTGCGGTCAGGGTGTTTTTTGCTCGTAACCTCATAAGGAAGGATGTCAAATAGAACGTTGCGGCTGCCCGGTTTGGCACTCCATACGTTTACTCCTTTGGGAAGGTTAAGGTATCCATATGAAGAAGCCTCTCGCTGCTGACGGGCGACATCCTTACCGACCTTTCCACTAAATCTACTTTTTGTTTTCTTCATTGTGTTCTTTTTTAAGTTTATTTGATCTTTTCAACAGAAATTTCTCTCCGAAATAAGTCCATACTCGTATCTGAATATAGCTTGCAACTATAGCTATTACCACAAGACAGATAATACCTATTCCAATCCACTCAATTGTCGTCATCTTCTCTCCTAGTTTTACGGGCCATTCTACTTTTTATTGCGGAATTAGCTGAACGGGTGCTTTCTGCCTGCCGGACTTCAAATGAAAGGTCCCTGGGCATTTTAGGTCCTGCAAAATACTGCTGTCCATGTAAGCGGACGAGGTTCTCTAAAGCATCCTTACGAGCATCAAAGGCCCGAACAGCACTCTGGGCTATATCAGATTCATACTTGGCTTCAAGATAAGCCTTATTGGCTTTCTGATAACGGGAATCTGAAATGATAGCTGCTAGAACAGTAGCCTCCGTAATCTTTGCAATATCAAAGGAATCCGGGTTCATACGTACTTCCTTGTCCAATTCAGCTCGCATAATGTCAAGCTTTTCCTTGGCAATATCGGTTTCCATTCGCATTTTCGCTGCGTGTTGAGCATATCGAAGCATCAGCTTTGGTTGTCCTAACCACTCTACATCAAGAGCAGTCTCGTCAATTTTAATGTCCTCTTCGTAGTTCATATCTTACTTCTCGTAGTTAGTTTTATTGTTTGCTTTATATCTTCCATTCGTGCATCAAAGCGTTTCATTCCTACTAGTATATCATTGTCAACAATAGATAATCTATTGCGGATGTATAGTAGTTGTTCCTCAAGCCAAACGGCATAGTCAGCATCCGATTCAGGGTATTCTCCGGTATCGAAACGATATTCAAGTTGTAAATCTATCCGTGTCATATTTATCCTTTTACTACTGAATAACAAGCATATACGACTCCGGGGAATCCTATGTTGTAAGTTGGCTCCCAGAAAGCTTCTATAATAGCTGCAGCCCGATCATGTTCATTGCGAAGTAGAGTGGACTGACAATAACCCAAAACCATCCTACGAATGTTTTCAGGTTCCTGATCTCGTATGGAATCCAGTATAGTTTTCACCTTCTTCCAATTGCTATTGTCCATCAAAGCCCTACAAAGGTTTATAACTTCCCCCTGTTGAGCTGCAGTCTGACGAGCGACTTCCATTCTCTGCTCTGCAGGGGCGTTAATAACCTGTTCGAGAATGTTAATTGCATTTCTAGGTAATCCCAGACTATCCTGAATGATCTGATCCTGTATTTCATCTTCGAGGGCTATCCCTTCAGCCATTAGGATTTTTCTGAACATTCCCTTCATTTGGGAATCGTTCAAGGGTTTTACCTGTAATTGGATACAACGCCCTTTTATAGTCTCCAGTAGCTTATTTGGTTCAGTCGTGCATAAGACAAAATAAACATGACTTGGGGGTTCTTCCAATATCTTCAGTAAAGCGTTCTGTGCATCGTTAGTAAGTTTATGACACTCATCTATGATCCAAATCCGGTTAGCAGATGAAGTAGCCATATACTGACTCTTCTTTCGCAGGTCCCGAATCGTATCAATGCCTCTGAAATCGGCACTATCAATCTCTCTCCGGTCCTCTCCTTCACAACCAAGCCTCTTGGCTATGATGCGGGCAATGGTAGTCTTTCCACATCCGGTCTGACCATGAAGTAAAAAGGAATGAGGACATGTTTCTAGGTTAGATAACATACCCTTCAAAGTATCCACAATGTCTTTATTCCCTTTAATCAGGTTTAGATCATCTGGGCGGTATTTTAATGCTAAACTCATAATTATTTTTCTATATTATACAAATAATTTTTTATTTACTTTTCCTCTATCCACGGAGAGTCTACAGGATATACTTCCATATCCACTTCCAATGGTATGATAATCCATTTCCAAGTAGCAGGAAGGTCCTCACAAGTAATCTTGTGAATCTTCTCCTTGAGATATTCGAGTTCCTCCGGTAATACATCCAAAATCATAGAGTCATGTATTTGACCGATTAAACGGCTTTGTAATCCTTCGCTGAGGAGTAACTTGTCTAGCTGTATAAACGACCAAAGGAGACAATGAAAAGCAGCCCCCTGAACAGGGTAGTTAATACTATCATTACGACTCATCGGACCCCAGCATCGGAATCCGGTAAACATATCTATGTAGCCGTACTTTTTATAAGTCTCATACCAACGATCTTTCCAAGCGGTATAATCCGGGTAACGCTTTTCCCAAAAGTCCGTCTCAATCCGTTTAATATGATTTTCAAAAGCCGAAAAGGATTTAATACCCTTGGATATAAGATGATCTGATATATTCCCTTCTTCGAAAGTAACTCCCATCCCTTTAGACCATTTCCCTTTGGGAAGTTTGCACCAACCATTAGCTATGTTAGTAGCACAGTTCTTAAAGTAGTCTCCATAAAACTG